CGATGTAGGACTCAAGCCCTGCATAGATTTTTTGTGAATACATGTTGTATAGTTTGATCTGCCCGTCCCACTTCTTTGCACGATAGGAGGGCATGAACTTGTGACCGGGAACCTTGAATGTGAAGAAATCAGACAACTCTTTTGCATGATGTCTTTCACACTTCACTTTGATATTACAGGAGTCTAACTCCTCGATCACATAATCTGGCATACATTAGTATTTATCCTCCAGATAAGAATCTACGCCATTCAATCGCATTCTTGATCTTGGTGTGGCGGAAGGTGATTTCTTTTACCACCTCCTCAAGATAGTTTACGATAGACTGGATGTATGCCATCTTTTCTTTTCTCAAGCACAGGTCATCATCGCCATTCATGTAGACGCTGATATCGTTGCGTAAAATTTTGTGATCAAAAGGTTCCCATCCTTTTTGTTTTAGGGTTTCCTCATCAATCTTTCCAGTGTAGTATTCCCACTTCAACTTGTAGAGTCGATTGTATTCGTTTGCGGCTCTCTCGTATCGGAGTTTCGCATCGTGATAAAGATTGAGATATTTGTTGTGCAGGTTGGGAAGACGAAGACTCTCGGTGTCGAGTTCTGTGTCATCGATCTGAGCGTCCGCTTCTACCATCTTTCTTAATTCAGTAAGTTCCATAATGTAATCCTTTTTCCCCTTTCTCTCGTTGACACTCGTACTATAAAGGGATGTCAAGTCAAGTCAACAGGAAAATCACACGAATTCGTAATAATCATACGCAAAGGTAATATCTGCAACTAAAGGCGAGAGATCAGTGATTGAAGAGTCAAAGTCAAGACCTGATATTTGGACAGGAAGCATGTTGTGGAATCGAATCTCTTGTTTGGGTAACATGGCACTGTTCAAAATATGAAGACTCCCATCAGAGAAATGATTCTTGATATCAGAATCAAATTCTTTATGATGTTTGATGAGGTAAATTGTTCGCATCCAATTGTAAAGTTCACGATAGTTTGCCATATCTTCGTCAACTAAAAATGATAACGTAATATCACCGAAAGTTGCTTTTGTGTTTGGATGTTTAGCGTTGACAAATCTATTTGGCTGAATCAAATTTCCATCGGTTCCAAATTGTGGCAGGTTTGCCTTCTGAACAAAATAAATCATTTTTGGTAATCTAAACAAATTGAACTTGAAGTAATTTGCATACAAATAATTTACATTATCAGGTTGTCTTTCAATCGCACCGGGTGGTTTACCTAACTCGAATCCTTGTGTCAGCCCCGGAAGAATACCACCCTCTAAATCAACAGATGAAAATCCACCAGTCACACTCTTAGTGCCGGGAGAGGTGTAAATCCTTCTGTCTTTGAATGAATTCTTAAATGGATTGTTTGGATCTGCCATCAGAGTATTTAGGTTAAAAAGATAAGGGAGTCTTTCGACTCCCCTATCCGTGTATTCAATTGTCAGCCACTATTAGTTTTGGCTACCGTCGTTACCGTGCAGGTTGAGAACCCGGAAGATACGGAAATATTGGTTATTTCTGTTCGCGGCATCGGAGGATGGATCGGAACGATCAGTACCACCACCAGAAACGAACGGGTTGTTCACCAGACCGTAGCGAGTCTTGAAGCCAATCTTCGGTTGGAAGTTGGTTTCGTTGACTGCACGAACCATTTGCAACGGAACGTATGGGCAATAGAACATACCAGCATCATAGGGGCTAGAGCCTCTATAACCAACGGTGATATAATCAGAGCCAGAGACAGAGTAAGGATCAATGTAGACCTTGATTCTGCCATTCAGAGTGCCAGCAAAGGTGTTGCCGGTATCATCAACTGTGAGATTGATATCAGGTGTTGGGGTCAAGTTCAAGAAGCCAGACATCGAGAGAGCCGAGGCAACATCGGAGGTACAGATAATAAAGTTACCCTTACCACGACGAGTTTCCTTAGCGATCACGTTGGCTTCGCGGTCGATTTGGAACATCAAACCACGGAACTTCTCAGCAGACCAACGACCGTCAGAGTCAGCATCCACATCGTAGATACCACCAGAACCAGCGTCAAACGTGCCACCAAAGATTCCTTTACCAGCATCCAAAGAACCCTTGAATCGAAGGTCACGTTGTTGTGCGCCGAGTTTCGCGTTGTTGTAAATCGTTCTCACGATTTCGCGGTTGATTTCAGCAAGAATCTCAGTAGAGAGAATGTTTGCCAATTCAACTTCAGCGTCAAGACCGTGAACAGCCTTCAAGTCTTGAGCGAGTTCAGAGGTGTATTCAGCCTTCAGACCACGGGTTTTCGCAACAACCGATGTACGGTCAATCACGAATGCCATTTCGTTCAGATCAGTGGTTTCCAACTGAGGGGGTAAAGCACCTGTGTTGCCTCGCATTGTGGGGACAGCACCAACAGCGTCACCAGAAGTACCTTCAGAACCAACGATACCCAGAGGGTCACCAGTTCCACCGAAAACAGGGAAACCTGAACCGGCGGTAGCACCATCACCACTGTTTGTGGCTGAGTATCTCGTTGGTGCTTCGTCGAAGAATGGCTCAGGGCTAACACCGTCAGCGGGAAGACTTCGTGAACCACGGCTATCGACGAACTTAGCCTTCATCGCAAAGATCAAGCCGGTGGGACCAGACATAGGCTGAACACCACAGACATCGTAAGCGATCAAGTTAGGCATCGCACGACGAACGAGCGAGATGAGAACAGGGTCAAAGGCAGCGACACTGGTGAACGCACCGCTAGTGTCAGACTGTGCGCCAGTGCCAAAAGTTGTGTTGACTTCTTCTTTGAGAGCCTGTTCTTGATTCTCAAGAAGAATCGCAGTTACGTTTCTGCGATAGTCGTCTTGGATGGGAGCCATTCCTTCACAATTAAGAACTGGTTCCCACTTATTTTTCAGATTTTCTACAAGCATTTGTTCCATTTTTAGAACTCCTTCTTAGTTGCTTATCTTACTTTGTTTTTGTCGGAGGTATTGATTCTATTCAACATGTTTGTATATGCTGACATAGTGGGAGTCAATTCGACCGATTCTTTCATGGCTTCTTCTTCCGAAACTGCGACTTCCTCAACGAGAGGAGTCTTCACTGGTGTGTCTTCATCGAAGAAGTTCTCTTTAAGTGTAACCAACTTGTCTTGGAAGTCATCTACACCGTCGAAATCCAGTTTCTCGACCATTGTGCGGAATTTTTCCTCATCAGAGGTTGTCAGATCGCGGGCATGTGATTCGTACATAGCCTCGCATTGTGCTTTGATAAGTCCTTTGGAAAGTTCAATGGACTTTTCGATTTGTTCGTTCAGTTTACCTTCAAGATCATCAACCTTGTTGTTGAGTCCTTCAACAAGATCATATGATTCTTCTGGCATTGTGACGTAATGATCCTCGAAGAGTTTCTTCAACCCAACCATAAAGGATTCGGTAACGTCGGTACGAATACCAGCGTCGATGGCAACTTGATTCTCTTTCATCCAGTTTTCGACAACGTAGGAGAGATACTCGTCGAGTTTGGATGCAAGTTCTTCTTTTTGGACTTCAAGACGAGACTCAAACTCCTCGTGAAGTTCTGCACGGACTTCATCAACCTTCATATCAACAGCAGATTCAAAGATTGTAGATGCTTTGTTTTTGAAGTCTTCCGAGAGTTCTTCACCAGAGAAAAGTTTGCCAAGATGCTCTTTGATACCGGGAGTGGCTTTCTTGAGTTTAGAAGCACCGTAATCTTCTGGTGCTTCTTCCTCTTCATCACCCATCTCCTCCATTTCTTCATCTTCCATCTCTTCGTCTTCCATTCCCATCATTTCATCTTCCATTTCTTCACCTTCCCCGTACTCTTCCTCTTCTCTGTCTTTGAGATCAGCAACGACCTCTTTTCCAGAATCGGCTTTTCCGAGTTTACCACCCTCAAGGGGTTCAATGGCTTTGGGAGTGACACCATCGGCAGATTTTTCACCTTGACCGTCTGCGTCAACAGATACGTCTTTGTCTTCTCCACCGGCTTTTGTGCCTTTTTTCTTTTTCATCTCTTCGGCTTCCGAATAGGTTTCGTCGAGTTGATCCTCAGAATGTTGAGCGAGGATTTCTTTCGCAGTTTCAAGGGCGTTTTTCAGACTCATTTGTTCTCTCCTATGGTCTTTTTTATTTATCTTTCATAAAATTTGAGAGGAAATCTGCGAAAGCATACAACTTTGCTTCCTCTAGGTTAGGTTTAGAAGCGGACTTGATTTGCTTCTTGTAAGTCTCGATACGGCGTGCTGTCAGAATACCATTTTCCCAGACCCATTCTTTACCTTCCATGATGCCTTCAACAAAAGCATCGGGGGCAGATGGATCTGCGACGATATCGACTGCCGCAAGATTGAAGTCCTCTTGGACCTCATTGATACCATTTACTTGTTTCAAGGAACCCATGCCACGGGAGGAAACACCAATCTTCACACCCTCTTTCACAAGGTCTTTGACGATCTTGCCGTAGGGAGTATCAAGAATCTTGGCTCGTCCGTAGATGTCATTTCCATCAACACGAAGTTCTTTGATAAGGTGCGAAACTCTCTCAAGATTGAGTTGAGGACCATCGGGGTGTCCGAGTTCGCCCATCGCACGATTTGTTTTGACATATTCGTTGTTATATCGCTGAACTTCCTTCATCAAAGTTTTCTTTGGATACACACGACCATTGCGATTTTTTTGCTCCGCCTGCATAAAGATGCCATCAATATGATATTGCTTCTCACCGTTCACTTCCTCGGTGACAAGATTCACATTATCATTGACCTCTGTAATAAGTAACATTAATATGCTCCGTCCGCAGGTGCTTTAGTTTTCATCTTTGTTTTTGGCATTTCTTCTTCACCCATCTCTTCATCCTCTTCGTTTGAAGCCTTGAAGTTTTTGTCGATGTAATTGAAAAACTCTTTTTTCTTTTCATCAGTTTTCAAATCAGCGGGGGATGAAATACCAAACTTTTTCATTGCCTTTTGAAAGAATGCGTCATAATCTTTCTCTTCGTTTGTGACTTCTTGACCAAAATCAAGAGCGACCTCATCTTTACGAGTGATCAAAGAGTCACTGAGTTTTTCTTGAATTGCATTAGACAACATATCTTGAGCAGCAACAAACTGCTTTTTGGAGATAGCGTC